TATTCATTATTCTTCACCCTTACCTTTATAAATTGGAGCATTGCCAGCAGCTTTATCTTTTGCCCATTGATCATAAGACTGATCCTGTTCTTTTCTAGTTGCAGCTAATTCATCGGCCCATCTTTGTCTTTGTTCGTCTGTGTATTCCATACGAGCATCATCCCAAAATGAACCTATTGTGTACCTATCTCTTTTAGTATTTTTTACTTGAGTAACTTCGTGTTCATTTCCATGACCGCCTTTAAATATTGCATAAAGTCCAACCTTTGGTTTTATTGCTATATCATAATGTTGAAAGTTTAATATTCCTCCATCAAAATCATCGTTTAGATATAAAAATCCAGCATACCTACTTCTTTCAAATGCAGTTGGCTTCCCGTCTTTTGAATTATCTGAATGAAAATCTGCAAATGCTCCTTCAACCCACTTTTGAGCGTGGTAACTAATTTCTGCAAACTTATGCCCAAATATATCTTCGCCGCATTTTTTAAATTTAAACTTTAATCTATTAAAATAATCTTCTGGCAATCCAAACTCTGGCAAAGAAGGGTCTGAGTCCCAAAATCCCATTGCAAAAGAGTCGTAAAAAGAAATTTGATTCCACTTAAGTCTTCCACTTTCAACTAATGATTCTAAATATTTAATCATAGCATCAGCTTCTTGCTCAGAAATAAAATTTTCAATGGTAAAGACATCGTCTTTCCATTCTTTTATTGTTGGGTATCTGTCTATAACTTCTTGACTAATCACTTTTCTTCCTTTGTTAATTGCTTAATTGTCCAAAACCAAGGGGATGTGTATCTAGTTCCTTTAGTTACCTTATCTACACCGTGGATGTAATTTTTGTCTCCTGGAAAAAAATACACTGCTCTTCTCTTTGGCTTAAAGGCAATTTTTTGTAATGGGAAGTGAAGTTCTCCGCCTTCATAGTCTTCATTTAAATAAAATATGGTTCCTAGGTCATACCAAGGAAAATCGTTTTCTGTTCCTGCGTCTGGACCTTCATGTAATTCTTTATCTGCATGTGGAAATTGAAATGTTCCTACTGGCCATCTAACTATAGCTGGGTTTGTTGGCTCAACTTCTACTACACCGAAAAAATCTTCTATGACTGGCTTAAATCTTGCTATTACCTCACGTAGCATATCCACAACTTTTTGGTCTGCTTTCATTAATGTGTTTAGGGTTGCAACTCTATTTTCCCATGGACGATGATCATAAATAATTGTTCCATTTTCATTATAATGAGATTCTGTTACGTCCCAGATTTTGTTGTTTCTAGCAAAATTTTCTAGATAATCACATTCTTCTTCTGTAAGAAAATTTTCTATTTCGCCAATCATTTCTGAACCAGAGCCAAAATACCCTGAAGGAGTAATTGATTTTCTGGCAGTTCTAATATGTTTGCCATCTTCTAAAGAGTCATGATTTTGAATAATATCGTCTTCATGTGCGCTCTTAAATAAAACATCGTTGTTAAAAGAAATTATATTGTCCATGGTTCTCCCTATTCATAGCTCTTTTTGACCCAAGTTGTTTTTTTGTAAACTCCGCCAAATTTAACTCTAAATTTTGATACGATTGACATGTGTCTATCGTACATCTCGTCATTACTATAGTATACCATCTCTGAAGTCCAAGACTCCCGTTTTATTGGAAAGACCTGAGCAAACGGGGTTCCTTTTGGAATTAATCCAGAAAATCCTTCTTTTAAAAAGAAAGGCATTAAGCCTGGCAATGTATATTTGTCGCTATCTATTATTCCATTAACTGTTAGAAACGGTAAATCATTTCTATTAAGAGGGGAAGTTACTAAAGCGCTGTATCCTTCTGGCATTTGTATTCCCCAATTTGGCCACCAATGAAAGTGCTTTTTGCTGTATCCATGAGGATATTCAAACTGTGGCATACTACTTCTTGCTTCACAGAAATCTTTATATTTTGGATCAATTATAACGTAAGGTTCACCTTCGTATTGAGCAAACATTATATCCGTTGGAGTTCTTAAAACATATCCCGTTGAAAAAACATCTAACAATGCTGGGCAAGCTTTAAAGCCTAAAGATTTTTCCAATTCATCATCTTTGTTATAAGAAGCCATTATTGGATCTCCGCTATCATCAACCCAATATTTTGTTGCGTCTTTCCACCAGTTTGGCATAAAATTTTTAGCTGGGCCTGGCTCTAAAACCTTATGCTCTTCTTCATTGTTATAGGGTCTAGCTGATCCAAATTTAATCTTTGGCATTATTTATCACCTTTAACTTTAAACTTTTAACCTCATGTTTTCCTAATTTATTTCCTAAATAATCTACAGCATCACGATAAAAATTAGTCCATTTATTTTCTTCTGCAAGTTTTGCCACATATTTAATATGGTCTGTTTCATTATACTGATCTGCATATGGAGAAACAGGCATTTTCTTTTTATCTAGAATTTCTATTTCTGATAACTCTATTTCTCCCAAAGAAACAGGAATTATAGAAATGACTGGGTGTCCTGCTGGTATTGTAATAGGCGTGTATGGTTTTGTTATTCTCCATGCTACTGGAAATTCTGCAGTATAAAAAGAAGTACTTATTGCTGTTGTAAATGGCTGAGCTCCATCTAAAAAATAATTAGGAGCTGGCATTCCAAGCAAGCTTAAGTTTTCTTCTGTTTTAAAAATTAATCCTGTTTTAAAACTTATAGTTGCGTTAGCTCTTTCTGTGTAACAATACTTATGTCCTGCAAGTATTTTTACGTGATCTTTGCTTGAATCAGATTTGCCGTTCCAAATAAAAGTTATGTCCTCTGGAAAAGATAACGACCAGCCTAAAGTATTTGTTAAGGTTACTGGAAAGCATGTGTATGCATGCCTGTCGTATGTTTGCTCCATCCACTCACGTTTTGCCTGTAAAGGAGAAAGTGTTGCAGCATTTTCAGAAGAAACATAAGCTTTTATTTTATGCATAACCTTCTGTATATCTCTTTTCAATCTCACGATAATCTGGTGTATGTGGTGCTTCAAGATAATCCAGCATTGTGACAATAGAGTACTTTGTTCCACTTGTAACTGGCATAGCTGAATGAGAATAAATATAAGAAGATGGGAAAAGGTATAAATCTCCTGCCCTTGGCTTAATCTTTAAATTAAACTTGTCGAAGAAAAGTTCTCCGCCTTCGTAATCATCGTTAATGTATCCTACAGATGAAAGAACACAAATATACGAGTATCCGTGATCTGAGTGAACCTGGAAATGCTGATTAGGGCCATACTTAACAAAGTTAAACGACTCCCAATAGTTTAAAGGAGCCAAGCCAAAAGCATTTCTATATTCTTCTACGGGCTTTAATTGTGCGGTATAAGAGTCTTCCCAAATTTTTTCTAATTCTATTTCAGCTTCTTTTCTGTCTTCTTTGCTTACATACTGCATTGATAGCATAAGGCTATCATCACTGTTTCTTTTAATTTTAAAATCATGGGCATCTCTATACTTTAAATCTGTATGTGCGTATCCAGTTTGAGACTGATTCCATTTATACTTGCCTTCACTTTTACTTAAAGAATTTTCTAGTCTATTTACAAGGTCCATTTCTTTTGTAAAGACATCTCTATAAACAACAATTCCATAATGTAAATATTCAGCATTTGCAGAAAACATTATTTTTTACCATACTTTCTATCTATATACTCTTCATACTCTATAGTATGGGTATCATCATTATAGTCCAACATTGTTACAAATGAATACTTTGTTCCAGATCTTACTGGCATTGCTACGTGAGAAAACAAATACGTGGAAGGGAATATGTATAGGTCTCCAGCTTTTGGCTTTTCAAAAATCTTTAATTTTGGAAAAGCTAGCTCTCCTCCAAGGTAGTCGTCATTTGGATAAGATACAAGAGAAACTGTAGACACATAGGACCATCCGTGGTCGGCATGTTCTTTGAAGTATTGTCCTTGTCCGTATTTAACAACATTAGTCCATTCCCAAAAGTCCATTTTTATTTGGTAATAATCGCAATATGCGTCTACGTATGGTTTTTGAGATTCGTATACATGTTGGTAGACTTCATGATTTTTGCCTAAATCGCTTAGTTTAAAATCATAACAATCTCTATACTCTGTGTCTGTTTCTTCTAAACCCACCTGAGCTTTAGCCCAGGAACATTCGCCTTTTGATACGGCTTTTTCAATTTTATTAATTACATCAAAAGAGGTATCAAATACGTTTTGAAATTTCCATATCCCTGGAAATATTTCTATTTTATCCATATGACTACTTTATCATTTAATAATTAGTTAGTCAACATTTCGGCTGGACAACCGTTATAAGCTAGCATTCCTCCAGCTACAATAAGACCAAACGGGTCTCTGTAGAATAGTAAAGTTTTTGTTTTTTCTGAAATCTTTTCAATATTTGTAATAGGAATAATTTGCTTTTTGCCATCAATATAAATAACTAATGAGTCTCCAACAGACAAATTCTTTGTGGTAACAATAATGTATTTGCCATCCTTATATGACAATACGTCTTCCATCAATGAAAATCTTTTATTATAGTCATTGTTAAACACTAATGTTTCTCTATGCATTTCTTCTAAAATATTAGTAATAACAGAGTCAATTAGTGTTACGTCGCCTAAATCTTCAGATGACCATCCGCTTACAATTTCTGAACATTTTTCTGTAACGTCTCCAAGTGAGCAGTCATCTGACCCCAAAGGAATATTATTAAAGTAAACTAACTTTAAGGTGTCTCCAACCTTAATATCTTTTGCCTTCTTATTTCCTTCAGAAGTAAGAATTTCTGTATCTTCTTGAATACAAAATCTAGGTGGGCTAAAGAAACGTGGAGGACTAAAGAAACGTGGTGGACTGAAGAACCCTGGTGGGCCAAAGAATCCTGGAGGGCCAAAGAATCTTGGTGGCTGGAAAAATCCTGGAGGGCCGAAGAACCCTGGTGGGCCAAAGAAAAATGGAGGGCCGAAGAATCTTGGTGGGCTAAAAAACCCTGGTGGTGCAAAGAATCTGGGTGGGCTAAAGAAAGACGGTGGGCCGAAGAATCCTGGAGGGCCGAAGAAAAATGGTGGGCCGAAGAATGATGGTGGTGCAAAAAACCCTGGTGGGCTAAAAAATTGTGGTGGTGAAAAGAACCCTGGAGGACTAAAGAATTGTGGAGGGCTAAAGAATTGTGGTGGGCTAAAAAATTGTGGTGGTAAGAAAAATGCTGGTGGTGCAAAGAATCCTGGAGGGCCGAAGAATGATGGTGGGCTGAAGAATGTTGTTACTTGATTTGTAGTGGCACCAACAGATGTTCCATTAGCATTAATTGCTACTATTGTATAAGACTGAGAAGTTCCACCAACTTCTGAAACTGTGTATGGTGATGTTACGTTATTATAAACTGGACCTGGTGTTCCATCTGAAGGTGGCTGAGCACTTGGATCGCTAGATGTAAGTCTATAGCTAGAAACAGCTTTTCCACCATCATTTGCTGGAGGAGTCCAAGATACTACGTCTTGGTCTGCTACAGTTGATGAAACGGCTGGAGTTCTTGGAATACCAGGAACTGTGGTTGCTAAAATTTGATTTGAGGATACTGATTCTAAAGAGTTTCCGTTATTATTTGTTGCCAAAACTTTAAATGTGTAATTAACATTACTTTGAAGACCAACAACAGTAATTGGGCTTGCCGATCCTTCTCCTGTAAAATTTCCTGGAGTAGATCTTACTGTAAAACTTGTTGGAACAGTGCTTAATGGGTCTACTGTAAAGGTTACAGTTGCGGCTCCGTTATTAAAAAGTCTATTTAAACCAACATCTGTTGCTACAACATTTATTGGTGGAAGAGGTGCTTCAAAATCACCTGCTGCTGCTGACTTCTTACCAGATTTTTTACCCACTTATACTCCTAAGCCGTAAGATCCCCGAACACCAACCAGGTGTTGGCGTCCCGCTTTAATAGAGTGGCAATTGACCACTGACTTCTTATTTTTAATCCTGGTGTAGCATTAAGATTAACTCCAAAGGCGCCACCAATAGTAATTTGACCAGAGTTTGTCTGAATAATATCTATGGTTGTTCCAATTGGAAAGGTTAATGCTGTGGTGTCTGCTGGAATAGTTAGTGTTCCAGCAACTTTTAGTCCCATTTCAATTATAGAATCTCTTTCATCTAAAGAAGAAAGAGTATAATTTGAAAAAACTTTATTTATTTTGGTAATAGAAGGAACGCCCTGTTTAGATTGAGGGCCATCTGAAAAATTTAATGTTCCGCTACCAGTATTCATAGTACCAGTAAGGTTAACAGTTCCGCCTAATGTGGCGGAACCATTAACACCAAATTCTTCTGCTACCGACAGAGTTTTTACTGATAATTCAGCGTTATAAGGTATTTTTACTTTTTGTACAGACATTTAAGTCTCCTCCTTATTCTTTTACGCTGATGCTTCTGTCCAAGATAGACGAGAGTAAACGCTAGCGGTTGACCCTCCGAGGTTTGTTGCTGTAATTGTTAAAACGTCTGGACCATCTGGATAAATACCAGCGTTAGTTACTGTTCCTCCTCCACCCAAGATAGAGTTTCCTAAATCTCTAAGTGTAGTTAAATCAACTGAGTTTGTTCCAGTGGTAAAGAATCCACCAGTAGTTTCTCCACCAGATACTGTTACAGATAGACCAGAATAATCTGCAATCTGTGCAAGAGAAGAGTTAACTGCACCAGTTACGTTACCTACCGCATTTGTCCAAGTAAACGCTGCCGAAGGTAATCCGTTAAGGACTGCCGATATCAACATTGTTGAACCTGATGATACAGATACGTCAAGTGCTTTCATTGCTAACTGCATTCTATTTACAATTTCACGAGCACCAAAGTTTGCTGCAATACCATTGTCTGCAGAAGGTGCTACACGAATTGATAGAAGTGCTCTTGTTTGGCCTGATGGAACTGATGTTGAAGCTCTCTGTCCATATGTAAAGATAAGAGACTTATCTTCATCATACTGTCCATCCATAATAACTGATGTTCCCCAGTGTGAAATAGTTGCCGCAAATGTTGGGAAAGCTAATTCAACACATGCAGGTGACTGTGCGTCATATGTAAATTGTAGAGGAACATCTGATCCCATTGGAATTGCTGAGAAAGCAGAGTTAGCTGCAGCTACTGGCTGGCTAAATGTAATTGCTCCTGTGTCATAATTAATTGCAGATACGAAAGTCTCGTCTGGATATTCTGACCCAACAACTCTCATACCTACTTGAATTTTTGCTGTGTTGAGACCGTCTGTGATATTACCTCTATTTTGTCCGCTTCCAATAGTAAGTGCTACGTTTTGTGCCCCAAGCTTTGCACGAGTTAAACCAGTAAACGATGTTGCTGTTTTTCCAGAATAGTTTACATATTCAACTTGAGTAGTGTTTCTGACAACCAAAGTTCCTGATGAAGGGAATCTTGATGTGTCTCTTACTGGTAATGATGTACCAGTAGTTAAAACTGTGTCCGTCAAATTTGTAAATGGAGGGTTTGTGGTTGAAGAATATCTGCCTGGAAGGTTACCAGAACGCATGTACGCTTCAGTGTTAACGTTATTGTTTTGCATTCTGTGCAAGTAAATAATGTTACCCTTTGGACCTCTTACGCCCCAACGAATAAATCCTGCTCCGTACCAAGTATAGTCAATGTAGAACATCTGCATTTTTGAAAGGTCCATTGTATATTGTGAAGGTCCTGTTCCATCTGCCTTGTCCATATTAAACTGATCTTGAGGGATTCTTGTATCAATTGTCTTTGAATAAATACATAGTGAAGCTGTTGCTCCTCTATATGCAGGAGAAATATTCATTTCAATATCATTTGTAATTGAGGTAATTCTATAAGATTGTCCTCTAATTACAATTGTGTCTCCTGGAATCAATTGCTTACTGAAATATGTTGGCTGTTCGCTAAGTGATTGAGTAACTATATCTGAACCATTAGTTACGTTAATTCTTCCAGAAAGCTGAGTTGTTGAGCTTCTGCGAACTGCATAAAGCTTTGTTCCGTCATATTCAAA